AAAGAAAACAAAAAAAGTTGAGGTGGAAGAACCTCAAATTCAAGAAGAAACGGTTGTTGTAAAACGACCAAAAACAAAAGAAACACCCTTACAAACACCTAAAAACACTTGGGAAATAAAAGATAGGGTTTATTATTTAAAAAGTGGTAAAAAACCTTTATCTAAGACTATTAGATCTTCTCATATTTTTTATTTCGATGAAGAAAAGGGATATGAAAGAGAATTAAAACATACTGAAAATCAAAGAACACCATTTGTTGATGAAATGCAAGGTGAACAAAGATTAGCTCATATTATATTTAGATCAGGGGCATTACACGTGTCTAGAGAGAAACAAGTTTTACAAAAACTACTATCTCTATATCACCCACATAGAGATAAAATATATTATGAGTGGAAACCAGAAGTGGTAGCCGAACAACAGATCGATGTGTTGGAGTTAGAAACAGACGCTTTATTAGCTGCTAGAAATATGGATGTTGATTTGGCAGAAGCTATATTAAGAGCAGAGTTTGGTTCTAGTGTGACAGAGATGAGTTCTAAAGAGCTTAAGCGTGATTTACTTATATTTGCTAAGAAGAACCCTAAATTGTTCTTAGATTTAGCAAATGACGAGAACGTTGTACTTAGAAATTTTGGTATTAAAGCAACTGAAATGGGGATATTAAAACTATCTTCAGATCAAAGACATTTCATGTGGGGATCTAACGATAGAAAACTTATGGTAGTTCCTTATGATGAACATCCGTACTCAGCTTTAGCGCATTGGTTTAAAACTGATGAAGGTATGGAAATATACTCTAATATAGAGAAAAGATTAAATAATTAATCTAACTGTAGTGAGCGATCGCCCTACGGGGCGATTGCACAACTACATAAAATAAATTATATGAAATCTAAAGGATTAGGCGATACAATTGAAAAAATAACAAAAGCAACTGGGATTAAAACTGTTATTAAAACTGTTAGTAAAACGGTTAAGAAAGATTGTGGTTGCAACAAAAGAAAGGAAACTTTAAATAGATTGTTCCCTTATAATAAATAAAAAAATATGCCAGTAAGTATAGATACAGTATATCAAAGAGTTTTAGCAATATCTAATAAAGAACAAAGAGGTTATATAACCCCTATAGAATTTAATTTACTAGCTAATCAAGCTCAATTAGAAATCTTTGAACAATATTTTTACGATTTAAACCAGTTTAAAAGAAAACAAGATATACCTTCGCCTGGACAAAAAACTGATTTAACTTCTTTTTCGGATTCAATTGAATTAATAAAGAAAAAATTAAGCGTATTTACTAATGTCGTAAGTCTTTTAGGTGGTATGACGATGTATCCAACTATTCTTCCAGGACCTTTACCTGTGTACAGTACAGGTAGAATTTTTGCACATGGAGTTGTATGTAAAAAAATAACGCTTAGCGAACTAGATAATTTATTAAATTCCAATTTTCATAGACACGCGCTGGTAAGAAGTCCAGTTTATACAGAAAGTGAGATAGCTGGAGAAGATATACGAGTTTGGGATGGTATTCAGACTGCAACCGGAAGAATGACAGCGGGTGTTACTTGCGAAGTAATTACAGAACCTCTCGCAGTACGATGGGGATATGATGTTATTGGGGAAAAAGCCTTATATAACGCTTCGTCAACTATAGATTTTGCTTTACATGATTCTGAGGAAACTGAATTAGTGTTTAAAGCATTAGGATTAGCCGGTGTAGTAATGAATAAACCTGGATTAACCTCAATAGCAATGGCAAAAGAAACGGGTAAAATACAACAAGAAAAACAATAAATAATGGCGCACGGACTACTTCAAGGACAAACTCAACAGCAGTATTATAATAGTAATAACTATGGAGGATATCAATTTATAAGTTTAGCAGATGTCATTGATAATTTTATGGCCACTTACACGGGTGAAGATAAGATATTAGAAAAAATAAATAGACCTGATGTTAGTTTTCACGCTCACAGGGCTTTAGCCGAATTAAGTTTTGATGTTTTTAAATCTTGTAAAGCTCAAGAAATAGAAATTCCTGCATCTTTAGCGATGGTGTTACCACAAGACTATGTTAATTATATTAAGTTAACATGGAGTGATAGTTCTGGCATAGAACATGTTATATATCCTGCGAGGAAAACATCTAATCCAACACCTATATTGCAAAATAGTGATGGGGATTATGTTTTAGAAGCGATTGGAACGTTAAATAATACCGCAACAGTAGTGTTAGATAGTGAATATAGTAATATATTAACTGGAATGGTTGTGACAGCACCTAATGTACCTTTTGGAACAACAGTAAGAGATATAACTACTACTGCTAATATAACTACCATAACATTATGGGATGGTACTAATAACGTGAACGCTACTTATATCGGTACAGAAACTTTACGCTTTTGGAATCCAGGTGGAGATTTAGTGTTACAAGAGGAATCTTCAGTTATTTTATTGGGTTGTACTTGGGCTGCTTCAAGTAATAAAATAACAGTGGCATCAACCGCTGACGCTGATAGTATAGAAGTTGGAATGGTAATTTCAGATGGAGAGTTTACTACAGGAACGACTGTCACAGATATTAACGGTGTTATCGTGACGGTTTCAGCTCCATCAGCAGCTTTGGGAGCCGCTACAAGTTTAACCTTCATTTCTAATACTATAATTTCCGATACTTGGTCTAAATATAAGGGTGCGTCATCAGCAAATCAAGATGACTATATGGATAATACTTATTGGTCAGCTGGTGTAGAAAGGTATGGATTAGATCCTCAGTACGCCCAAGCAAATGGATCTTTTTTTATAGATGATTGTAAAGGTATGATATATTTTGGCTCAAATTTAGTTGGTAAAACTGTTATATTAAAATACATAAGTGATAGCCTAGGTACAGATGCGGAAATGCAAGTACATAAACTAGCTGAAGAAGCTATGTATAAATGGATAATGTATGGTTGCTTATCGGCTAAAATTAATGTTCCAGAATATGTTGTGCGTAGATATAAAAAAGAAAAATTTGCAGAAACAAGGAAAGCAAAAATAAGATTATCAAATATTAAATTAGAAGAGATTTCTCAAATACTACGAGGTAAATCTAAACAAATAAAACACTAGTTCATGGCTGAGTTAAAGCATCAATTTACCGGAGGTCGAATGAACAAAGACCTCGATGAAAGACTAGTTCCTAATGGGGAATATAGGGACGCATTAAATGTTAATGTTAACGTGTCAGAGGGAGATGATGTTGGTACTGTACAGACAACATTAGGTAATATATTACATGGGATTAAGTGTACACCATATGGTCTACCAGGTGTTACTGTTTTTACAAATCAAGCCAAATGTATTGGTAGTATTGCTGATGATAAAAACGACAAATTATATTGGTTTATAACAGATATAGGGGCTGGAATTGATGCTATAGCAGAATACGATATTAGAACGAGTACTATACGCCCTGTTATGGTTGATACATATTATAACACTGGCGGTAGACGAGCTCTTAATTTTAACAATATTAATTATATAACGGGAATTAATATAATTGAAGATATGTTATTTTGGACAGATAATCATTCTGAACCAAAAAAAATAAACATTCCTAGATCTATACAGGGATCAACTGATTTTTGTACTTGCACTAAGTTTTTAACAAAACAGTATCACCCACCACTCGGTGGTGAGTTGATTAATAATGGAAATTTTCTCGGTGGTTCCACTAGTTGGTTCACTCCTGGTTGGTCAACCTGTAACCCAGGTGTAGATGATTTTATTATTACAAATGGTATATTGCAAGGTTTAGAAGGTTGTGCTGTGTACGCGCATAATACGTTTACCACACCACTTACAAGCGGGGCTTATTATAAACTTACATATACAATTGTTGAAGAAAGTTCTACTGGGGGAGGTATTCATCTTAGGAGCCATGATACTTCTTGGAGTGGCAACCCCTTTTATAACTTAGAGTTACAAAGCACGGTAGGGACTCACTACATTATCTTTCACCAGAATCAATCTTCGCCACATTGGACTGAAACTTCTCTTGGGTTATGGTTGACGAAAGAATGGACCGGTATAATAGATCAAATATCTTTGGTTGAAGTTGATCCTCAACCCGACCCAGTACATCCAGTCACTGGAGAACCTCTACTCACCGCTTTACAAAATTCTCCTTGTATTGAAGAAAAACACATCACAGTTATAAAAGAAAATCCAGTACTCGCTCCAGTTTTAGAGATGAGTCAAACTCCAAGTAGATCTTCTGAAGATATTAGTGGTATAATAGCACCTATATCCTTAGCTGTATCACAGGCTTGGAAACCCGGGGCAACAGCAGCGAATCAACAATGGTGGACTGAGAACAACGGTATAATGGGGTGGCACTGGACTTTTGGTGGGGCATATCCTCCCGGTTACTCACGAAGATTTGTTGTAACGGGTAACCCGAGTTGGAAAGTTGGAGATATTTTAATATTAACTAGTAACACTGACCCCGCTAGAGAAAAGCAAGTTAAAATTGAAATCACTGCGGTTGATGGTGAAGTAACTGGTCATCCTAGTTATCAAGAATATCTATTTAAAATTATATCTATAGAAGCGGATGTAGATGCAGGGGATTTATCCTGGTCAGCAACACTAGAACCTGCTATTACCTCTCTTTTTGAATTTAAGTTTCCAAGGTTTGCCACTAGATATAAATATCAAGATGGAGAATACTCTGCCTTTTCTCCTTTTACCGAAATAGCATTTTTACCTGGTAGACCAATGGATGAGGATTTCAAATACGAACCTAAACAGGGTTTTAATTTGGGTATGACTAATAACGTTAGGTATTTAGCACTAAAACAATTTGTTCCAAAAAATAGTCTATTACCAGATGGAGTAATTGCTATCGATATTTTATATAAAGAATCTGATTCTCCAAATGTATATACAGTAAAAACTATAACTCCTGGCGATGTAGAATGGCAAACACAAATAGACGGTGGAAGTGTTCTTAGTGGAACGAGGGGGTACGTAAGGATAAAATCTGAAATGATTCATGCTATATTACCGTCTAATCAATTATTGCGACCTTGGGATAATGTACCTAGAAAAGCTTTAGCTCAAGAAGTTTCAGGTAACAGAATAATATATGGTAACTATTTACAAAACTATACAGTTCCATCTGTGGAACTTGAAATTGGATTACATAGTAGATGTTTAAATGCTGATTCTGGGTGTGAGGATGTAGGATGGAATATTCCAGAAGAAATATATCCTGAAAACGCACATACTTATCTTCCTGCTAAATCTATAAAAACATTAAGAACATATCAATTAGGTATTGTATTTAGAGACAAATATGGTAGAGAAACGCCTGTAATTACTGACGACACTAGAATTAGTTTATCAGGTAAAGCTTCTATATATGTAGAAAAAGAATGGGCGGATTGGCAAAATAAATTCACAGCACAATTACATACTCAACCCCCATCATGGGCCACTACATATAAATGGTTTATAAAAGAAACTTCTAGTGAATATTATAATCTAGCTTTAGATAGATGGTATGATGCACAAGATTGGAATGTTTGGTTATCTTTCCCGTCTTCGGAAAGAAACAAAGTAGATATAGAAACTTTTTTGATATTAAAAAAGGAAGAAGATGTAAACACATTTGTACATGATGATGGCAGATACAAAATTCTAGCTATTGAAAACGAAGCTCCCGATTATATAAAAGAGAGACATGTAACTGTGGCTCTACTTAACAATAATGCAGGTAACACTTATATTGGTCACGCTACTGGGCTAGGATTTCCTTTAGATCAAGGAATAGAAATTTGGATAGATAACGCAGAGATGATTAATCAAGGGTTGATTGATCAAGTCTCCGGTGAACTAAATTTAGATATAACTAAGAATTTGTACGTCAGAATGACAGGGAATAATATAGCTTCAGAGTGGTATTATTTAAACTCAGTGACATCTGAAATTCTTACCGTCACATGGTGGAAATTTAAAGTTGAGGGAATTTTTGGTGTTGATATGAGTTTTACATCTACAGCTGGTTCTTACGCTACTATGATCAGTGGTTTAGGATTAGAAATAAAAGAAAAAATTACTGAAGATAGACCTGAATTTGATGGTAGATTCTTTGCAAAAATACATAGAGATCTCACTTTAGATAATACGATAGTTAAATACAATCCAAATGCAATTTCATGGGGTGTTAGGATGATTATGCCAACCACTTATATTGGCCCTAGATATTATAATGGGTATGGAAGCACTGGTAGTAGCGCAACTGGACAACATCAAGTTGGAACATGGCGTGCAGATAATTCAACAAATTCTCATGATTGGGCAGATGGGGCAGTCTACGGAAGCGCGAACTGGGACGGATGGGGTGAAGAGCCAGACTTCGCTTACCAATCTGACCCATCACTTAGGGAATCAGATAAATATTGGAAAAATGTAAATGGGATGATAGGAGATGGAAGTGGTATTTTCATTGACAATGCAGACCATAATAATTACGATAGTAATGGGCTAACCCTGCTTGGGGCAGGTGCGGGTTGCCCAAGCGGGGCTCATTGTGGCGGAC